GGGATTGCGCCGATCGCCGTAGGGGTCAATGCATCCGCGCCGCCGGCCGCGTGGGATGCCGCATGACTTGCCGCCGCTGCGCCGATGCTCTTCGGTGTGAGCGTCTCCCATTTTCCGTCAAAGTCTTGTCCGCTTTTTTTTAAAAGGGCCTGCCCTGTTGTGCCGCCGGCCGGCATTCCATTTGCAGCCATTCCTGCTTCGGGGACGGCATATACACCGTCCCCACGAAGGAACCTTGTTACGCCTTGATCCTTCTTCACAGTCTGAATGGCCGGAAGCGTGTCCGTAAGCCATTTTTTGATTTTTCCGAATAAAACAGTGAGTGTATCCCCCGTTTCCAGCTCTGTACGTTGCTCCGCTTGTGTGAATGATACGTCTACATCCCCCGCGCGTAGATCGTCAATCATTCCGTTTAACGAATCCTTCAGCTGGTTTGAATTGCTGTCGAAAATCGCCTTCATCTGCGCCGCCGGCCGGTTCGGTCTATCATCTTCTCCGACTACCGGGTTTTGCCACTCATCAATTTTCCGCGTCTTAATTCCCATTCTCTCGCCTCCTGTTACGACCTGATCTTTCCTGTCATGATGCGATACATCACTTCTTGCTTGTCCTTCGGAATGCCCGCGCGCTCCATCAAGCTAAAGCAATCTCTCTTGTTGACCGCTCCATTTTTTCCGGTTCCAGTCTTCTCCGCTGCGGCCTGTCTGTATCGTTTCACATAAGCCACAGTGCTTTTTAGACTAATCCCATACTTTTGCGCAAGCTCTCCCTTCTCCGGGTACTTCCCGCCCACAAGCGAGAGGTAAAACCGGTTGCCGTCTGTATAGTCTTTTGCAACATACGCCTTTCCCTCCTGATGGTACATCGCCTGTTCCAACACAGCTTTCTGCTGTGGGCTCATGCTCGCATCCTCCATGATGGCTTGCAGCACCTCGTCTTTCCCCGTCTCCTCGTCCTCATCGCTGCTGTACTTTGCTTTCATTTCTGCGTACTTCAAGTAGGTTCCCGAATTGACCCCGCTCTTCTCGGCTTCCTGCGCCCTTTGATATGACGCCTCGTTGCTGGACAATTCGAACCAGGCTTCGCTTCGATAGTCGCGGCTGTTGTTGCTTCCGATCAATATCTCATCGAGCGTTCGTTTCTGAGCTTCAGTAAGTGTCTTTTCCCGCAGGAGAGCCTCACGCACATAGTCGCTTGTTGTTTTTATCGTCTTTCCGTTCTCGTCCTTCATTGGCTGGAACCGGCTTTTTTTTGCATACAGCTCAAGGAATACGTCGGTCGGCACGCCTTTCGCATACGCCTCGGACGCGTGTTCGTACAACGTCTGGTTGATCTGCTTTGTCATGAGGAGCTTTTGCACGTTCGTAAGAGTTTTGTCGCTTGCGACTCTCTCTGCCTGCTGCGCCGTCTTTGGATCAATCGTGTTCCCATCTTCATCCCGGACGCTCTCCATGCCTCGCATGCTGTTCTCTATCTCGAAGAACTGTTTCGGACGGATTCCCGCCCTTGCTGCCTCTTTCATTTCCTCAGTCGTCTCTGCGTTTAGCCGGGTCTGTGCTTTTTGCTCGTCCCCTGCAAGAGCTCGCAGAAGCGACCAGTTCCCCAGATAGTCCTGCCCTTCGCTTAACGACCATTTTCCAAAAACGGCCGCCTTAATCAGTTCGCCAACATTTTGATCTACTGCAAACTGTGCCTCAGCTTCCCCTGCAGAATTCAGTTTCTGACTGTATCCCCGCACGACGGTATCGATCCCCTTTGCCGTTCTCACGAGCTGCGTCGCTCCCCATGGCATGAGTAGATTCAAACCGCTTGTCCGGTCGAGCAGTGCTGTCCAGATCTTGTCTGCGCTGTTGAGGTTCCCGCTCAGCACCATTTTGATCAGTTCTGCGCTTTCCTCAATCGTGTCTCCTATGGCACTGATCCCAATGTTGGCCGTTCCCCCGCGTGTCGGATCATCTGATCCGAAGAGCATCTGCGTCGTTTCCTCGCTAAGGAGTGCCGGTGCGATTTGCGCCACAAACGGAACGCCCTTTCCTACCTCCGCCGCAGCTCCTTGAAGCCCGCCCAGCACATCTTCATACCACTTACCCTCATCGTCCGCAGCGTTTTTGATGGCCTCCACGATAGCCTCGATCATGTCGAACGGTAACGGTCTATCGCCGATTGCCGCCTGGAACAGGGTGTTCAGCACGAATGTTGTGATCTCAAACGCGATCAGTCCCTTGGCGTTCTTTTTCCCGACCTGCTCGACCATGTTGTTCCACGTATTGGTTACTTCGACCTGGAACGGTCCGATAAGGTTCAGCAGCTGTGAATTCAGCATCGTCGGCAGCTCTCCGACGCCTCTTCCTCCGACGCTCCTTCGCGTGATGTCGTCTGCATACTCTACGGCGTTTTGGTAATTCATTCCGCCGACCCGTTGTGCGTTCTCCGGGCTGCGTCGGAATTGCTGATACGCAGACCACCACATCAGTTTTGCCGCCTCTTTGTCGCCGACCTCCAGCATCCAGAGCGCCACCCTCTTTGCCGCCGACGTCTTCTCAAACGGATTCTGGATGTCCATGTATCGTTGTGACAGAAAGTTCGACCGCTCCATGATACTCTGCATATCCGCGGAAGTTCTCGCCGCAAGGTAGCTCCGTGCGCCGTTGATCCAGTCCTGCGGGTTCGGAATGTATGCTGCAGCATTCGTTATGTTCGATATCTGTACGATCGCCGAGCGCATGTTTCCCAATACTGCGTTCGACTTCACGCGGCTGTTGATCCACTTTGCGATCTGTATCGCCTTGCGCCCCACGATTCCGCTGTCCGATGCAACGCGGTCAAAGCTGTTGCTTTTCCCGAGCAGGCTGTTCCGCCACTCGCCAATCCATTTCAGAAAGTCGTTCGCCTCAATGTGCGAATGCCGCGCTTCGCTGCGCACCTCCTGCTCAAGCGTTCGCAGATGCTCAGAGACAGGATCGTATGCAAGCTTGTACTCCGCTGCATTCATATATCGGAGCATACCAGAAACGGCGTCCTCCTGATACCGTCCCTGTCCGCGCTGCTGCATAAAGCCTGCCCATTTCGACTTCGGCTTTGTTTCCGCACTCTTGCCCGCGAGCTGCGGATCGATGTCGAAATTCGTTCTGAAGATGTTCGCAAGCGCGCCAAATCCTTCTTCCATTTCCTGAAAGTGGTGAAAGTAGTCCGCGCGCTTCAACACTCTTCGATTTCGCAGAACTTCGCCACTTTCGATCGCCTGCAGAATTTCCGCCTTCTGCGTTTCCCTAACAATCGCCCGCTGTTCGTATCGTTCCAGCAATGCTTTTGCGTTTTGCAACCTTAGCTCCAGCGTCGCAAGCTCGTTTTGGAGGTTGGCATAGGCCTGCGTTTTCGTCCGATCCTTCCCTGCGAATGGTAATTCTCGCTGCTTCAGCGCGTCCCGCTTGCCCTCGATCCTGTTCTCGATCTCCGTGATCACGCGCCGCTGGTTCCCGATCCGCTCCCGCTCAAGATCGATATACTGCTGCAATCGCTCTGCGTCCGTCTCCGCATGCTCGATCACGTTCGGATAGATCTGTTCGAGCATGGCGTTCAGCTCGTCCACATACCCTTCATAGATCCCGCGGCATACCTCTGCCGCCCGCTGCACGTTCCGCCAGTTGTCCGGGCACTCTCGCTGCAGATCCGCCAGCGTATACTCCACGAGCTCGCCGTATTGGTTCTGCCGGACGCCCTCGCCCCAGCGCTGCACCGCCGCGCTGTCCTGTTCCGTTCGAATGTCGAGCGCCTTCATCGTCTCTAAGAATGCCGTCGTCCGCGCCTTGAGGTTTCGCGCATACGCGCCGCCCGCCTCATTGAACGGGCGCTCGATCATCTCCTCGAGACGATTCCGCACCTCCGTGTTCTTCCCGGCGAATGCGTCGATGTTCCGCACCACGTCCTTCAGGCCCCAGCTGCGGTTTGCATGCAGCCCTCCCGCAAGAAGCTGCGCAACCTCCTTTCCGCTCGGGATCTTCCGTCCGTCCTCGTACCGCTCCTGCGTGCTTCCCATAATCTCCTGCGCTCGCTTTAACGCCGGCCGTGCCTCCCGCTCCGGGAACGTGCGGCGCGATTCACGGATACCCCACGGGGTTTCACGCAAAGAAAAAGCACCGGTATCGGTGCTTTCATTTGTTGCTGCATGCCCTATGCTTACTGCATGTCCTCCTCTTCCATCTCTCGGAGCATCTGCGCTTTTTCCGGCGTCAGAGGGATCGTTCGTTCCAGCCGGTCCATTTCCTCTGCGACCTCCTCTGGCGTCGCCGTGGGATTCGCTTTCAGATACTCCCAGAATCGATCGATTCTCTCGTCTGAAACTGATATCTTTCTGATTGCGTCCAGCCTGATCCGAGCCGGTACGCCCATCGCCTGCATCATATCGACGTTCTGCAGAACCTTCTCTACTCCTTTGTCTTCCATTAAGATCTTCAACCTCTCGTAACAAATTCGCTTCTTCTTTTGTCCCGACCCTCGCCTTGTCCGTCACGATCATGTTCACTCCATCGCCAACGTTTTGATCGCTGAAATTCATGTACATGTATCGTGTCTTCCCGACGACCACGGAATTCAATTTGCTCAAGTGTCCGCGCTCGAAAAACTCCTCTGCATTTGCGAGGTTCGCTTCCCGCAATACTTCCTTGTATCGGGCCTTCCCGAGTTGTATCTGTCTGTGCAGATTTGCATTATCATTGTATTCGTCTTCCGCGATCGTGTCAACCAGCAGTTCACCGTTCTCGGTATATGCGCCCCGATATAGGCCGCTCGTGTCGCCCCTTTTTGCCTGTGCGATTCGATCCTGCCCGGCCGTTTCCTGCCCCTTTGCCTCCTCCAGCAGCGACCAGTAATAGTCCCTTGCTTTTTCCACGTCACGGATCATGGTGGAGGCGCCGCGTGCCGACCGTGTCGGGATGAGCTGCCGCAGATTCCGCAGAATGTCGTCAAAGAAGTCTACGATCCGTTCGCCGAGCGTGCGATCCCGCTGGATGAACTCGCGGAACCGCGTCTCGCTCCGTAGCAGATCCTCGCACATCTCCGCGATCGCCTCCGATTCCGCCAGCGCCCGCATGTCCGTTTCGGACCGCGTTGCATCGGCGTACTGTTCCAGCTTTTCCTGCACGAGCGTGTCCCAGCCATTCCTTCGCGCTGCGTTCGCCTGTTGCTGCAGGAACTCTACAAATTCGCCGTACTTCTCGCCCGCGTGATACTCGATATAATGTGCAAGCTCGTGCGACAGCGCGGCGATCGGGTTCTCCGCATCCAGCGCGAAATGTACTGTGTTTGTGGTCGGGTCATACATGCCATTGGCGGACAGCGTGTCGTGTGCTTCCACGTTCGTCACGCCCAGCATTTTGACCGCCTGCGCAAGCTTCAGGGCATCCCGCTCCGTATTTGACAGCTGGCTGAGATCCGTGTTCTTGTGCAGCCGGATCGTAACGCCGCGCTGCGTCTGCACCTTCTTCGTGTTCTCCGTCAAGCTGCTTTGCGTCAGCCGTTCGCCCGGCTCCGCGACGCGCGCCGCCTGCTGCTCCGTTTCAAAGCGCATCGGAAGCCCGCGAAAGCCCTCCGGCACTTCGATTTCGTTTGCCTCCGCCCAGCGCCTTTTCGCGTCCGTCGTGTCCGCAAGCATGGCCGGCAGCGTGATGCGGCCGGCTTTGTTCCGCACGCCCTGATCGGTCGCATATGGCAGCGTGCTCAGATATGCGTCTCGGTTTTGATTTTCGCGCCGCATTTCAAGCTCTGAGGCGGTTTCACCGTTTAGGCGATAAATCCTGTCATCGATCTCGCCCGCGCGCTCTCCGCGGCTCTCCGCTCGCCACAGCAGCGGATTTTCATTGTTTTGTTCCTTCTGCTTTGCCGCACGTTCAGCCACTTCTCGTTTGTTCGTTTCTGCTTTGGTGTTCTGCTGGCCGTATTGCTTCGCTACCGTTAAGTACAACTCGTTCAGCGTCTCCGCATCGAACTGTCGCCACTCTGCCGCTTCCTCTGCGCTCTGCTCGATCCCCGTGACCCCCTCCGTCATGGCGCGCTGCTCAAACAGCCCTTTCATTTTTTCGCCCTGCTGCTTTGTCAGCTTGCCCTCCTGCACAAATCGGTCAATCGTTCCGTTGATGGTTGGAAGCTCTGATGTGGCCACCAGAAAGTTCATCCGTCCAACATCCATGTTGGACAGATTCTTGTTTGCCGAAAACGCATTGTTCAACTTTGCGTAAAGCTTTTCCGCGATTCCGTTGTCCCGAATCTTCGATGCTTCCTCCAGCAAAGTCTGCGTTCCTCCGCTGCTCTTGATGGTCTGTCCGATCCGTCTCGTCTGTACATCGCTCATGGCTGCGTGAAAACCGCCCATCATGCCGCCTGACAAAAAACCTCCCGCCGCCGCCATGCCAATGTTCTGGATCTGTTCCAGCATCGCGAGCGATTCCGCTTCCGCCCGCGTGTAACCTTCGTTGAGCATATACTGTGTCACTGCACTGTTATAGTCGCTTTCGCTCCCGAGAATCGCCATATTCGTCAGTGTGTTCGCCATCTCTGTGCAGAACTCCTCTGATGCCTCCACGCCTGCCTGCGTCAGCGTCCTGCTGATCCACGATGAGGCTTGCAGCTTCGGCATGTCCAGAAGATTGTCCAAGGATACCTTTTCGAACACCGCCTCCCATGCTCCGGCGAACAGTCCGAGCGCAACTGCCTGTTCCTGCGTCGCGCCGTTCAGCAGTGCCTGTCGGGTCGTATCCGCCGCGGCGTTTAACGACATGATCCCGAGGTTTGTCACTTCTGTTATCGTTTGGGCCGCTTTTGCCGTTGTGCCGAACGTTCCGAGCCCCTTGCCCATGTAGAGCAACAGAGCGTTGTCCGCAACGCCCATGAGCGTTTGATACCCGAATGCAAGCGCGCTCCCGAGCGCTTCGCTTCCGCCGTCGTCATAGATTGCTTTCGCGATCTCGTCCGCAACAGCTGTTCTTGTCGCATTTTTGAAAACAGACGCTCGAAACGATGGGTGGTATGGATCGATCTCTTGCCCCGTTATTTCCGAGTACAAGGTGTACAACTCGCCCAATCCCTCAAACGGCGTTGCTAAAACCGAAATCAACGACTGGCTGATCTCGGATAGCCATGGAACCTTTGTTGCGTTTGCTTTCGTCATCTCTTCCAGCTGCGTCATTCGCCTTTCGTTGATATACGTTTGCAACCGATCCATGTAGGCGTTCGCGGCCTCTGCGCCATATTTCGCGAACCTATAGTTGTATCCCTGTTTCTCCTCCTGCGTCATAAGCTGTGTCGATTCCCTCAGAGAAAGGATCTCGTTTCGCTGTTGTTGTGTGTTTACCCCTCCGCCAAACAGTCTCGCGTCCGCTTCCTCTACGCCCCCATTGATGATCGCATATGTCAGCTCGGTTTTTGCGTCGCTCTTGATTGCATCTGGCATGTTTTTCGCGTCTTTTTCCGATGTCACCAGGGTAAGATTGGCTCCCTTTTGTGCGTATTCTTCAAAGTCTCTTGCGTTCTCAACGCTGCGCAGCGATTCGTATCTTTCTTGCCTGCGGTCTAGCGCATGTTGTTTCTCAACCAGACCGATAAGGCTGATCTTGTCCTCGAGCGCCTGCATTTTCGCGATCCGTGTTTCTGCCTCTTTCTTCCACTCCTCCACGTGGGCTCCGCTTACGTTCCTCAGACTGTATGACGCGGCTCGCTCCTCCTGCAGCAGTCCTTCAAGCCTTTTCTTCTCTGTCTTCAAGTCCTCTGCATCCATTACGAAATATCCACTGTATTGTTTTCGTAGTCTTTCGTTATTTCTTTCTGATTTGTAGTTCTTAAGCCGCTCATATTTTGTCGCGATCTTTTGATATTCTGCTTCTTCATCATCCGTCCAGTTGATTCTGGACTTCTCCACTCTCTTACCGTTTTCGTCCGTTTCCCTATAGATTAGTGTTTGTTTCTGCCTCCGATCCCGGCGGTCTCGCGCCGCTTCATAATCCTCCCTAGCTTCCCGAAGCTTCGCATTAAACTCCTCATCTGATAGGTTTTGGAAATACAGGTCCGTCCGCCTTTTCTGCATGTCTTCAAAGTCAGACACTGTTTGTTTCGCAGCTTTTGTCCAGAATGCGTTTCTCACAAATGCGCGGTTCTTTTCGAGGCCTTCTCCGAACTTTTGCAGCGTGTTTGCCACGTTTGCTAAGTCGCCCTCATCCGCCTGTCGCATCATGGCCGCCCCTTCTCCGGCATTCATGCCATTCCTCATGGCGTCCTTGATCGCTTCCTTGAGGTCCTCCGTCGCTTTGTTCCTGCGATTAAGCTCTGCCTGCCGTGCCCGCGCCGCAATCGTCTGCTGCTTGTATTTCTCTCCTACACGGTTGAGCTGCGCCGTTTCCTTCGCTTCAAACGCGCCCATCTGCTGCTCAAACTCGCGCATCCGGCGCGCCTTCTCATCCAGGCCGCTTGATGGGGCTCTGGTCAGCGATCTCGCAAGCCCAAGATTTGAAAGTGTCTCGTTCTGCCTCTTTCGTCCTACGATCGCTTCGCTTTGCGCCTGGATCCTCTCCGGCGCGTTCATCATTGAAAGCTGCTGTGCCCTTTGCTTCAATGCTTTTTTCTGGGCATTGCTCAAATATTCGTTGTACTTTCTGGTCGTCTCGTCGTATGACTGCATTCCGATCTTCCCCTCACTTCACGTATCCGCCGATCGTGTACGTCACCTGAATGCTGTACACGCCGAACCCCTCGTTGATCTCTCTATTTGTCAAGAATATTTGTAAGATATTGAACTTCTTAATTTTTCGGTTGATAGGGATCACCATCGGCATATCCAACGTGTTGAACGTGATCCTTGAAAAGTCTATATCGCTGAAGTCTAAGATATCCGCGATCGCCTTCCGTATCTCCGTGTTTCCCTCGCGCTCCGTCAGATATGCAATCTCAACGCTTGATCTCGTGTACGGCTTTATCATGATCGCGCATCCCTTTTTGGCGATGTTCTTCGTGTTTGTGATTGTCCCGAACGTCTCCGAGCGGGTCGCCCACACGGCCTCTATCGCCACTCCCGGACGCAGGCTCTCTCGGTAGTGTTGTTTTTCTTCCGCATCCGTGATCGCGTCGAACGTCTCCTGCTCTTCCTCTGTCATTTGTGACGTTGGAATGGTCGGAAAGGCGCCGTCTGCGTATTTTGTCATGCGCGCAATGTCCGAGTTGAATTTGCAAACCCCATTATCATTGGATCCAAAATACAAACTCCCATCGTGCGACAGCATGACTTTTGCCGGGATGTTGGTCCAGTAGTACCATTCGTATCCGTATTCCTCCGTACTGCTCATGGCCGTCTGCTGTCGCGCGTCTGCTACGTAGCAATGATCATTCAAACATAGAACAAAATATCCGTTCCACGTCGCCGCTACCGCTTTATCCATGTTCGGTTCATTTTGCAGCTTGGCGTTTACAAAGAAAGATCTGTCCTGAACAGATCTGTGCTCCTTTACGCTGCTTGACGTTATTGCGAATACGCCTTCTTCCGCCAGAAACAACGGATCGTCCCGCAGCACCCCCATCGCTCTTTTCGCCACGGCGCCCACGCCGCGCACTCCCTGCTGTACCGGAAACAGCGTTCCGTTCTCATCATCAAACGACGCAGTTCTCACATAGATTTGTGCATCCTGATCGTTGTCCTCTTTGATGATAAGCTGCGAATCGTACTGTTTCAAATATCCCATGATCCTGGACGTATCAGCGCCGATCCTCACATATCCATCGTATGGAAAATATGTCGGATCATCCGTGCCCGACATGTAATCTACGTTCCAATATTCCTGCGTCGGGTCTCCCGACAGAAAGAACCTGTTGTCGTTGAAATATCCAAAGGTGTCTGCGATCGTACAGCGATTGATGCACGCCGCATTCTTCTCGCTTTCAACCGTATATTCAATCTCAATATTGGCAAGCCCTGCCCCCGCCTCCGCTGCCGCCGGCGCTTCTGCGAATGTGATCTCTCCCTTTTCTGTGTCCAGCGTATACCCATCCGTTTTCACGGTCCCTTCCACCGTGACTTTGACGACCGTGCTGACCGGCTTCTCCGGCAAGCGGAATATCGTCGATACCCCATCTCCAACCATCGTGCATTTTCTATGATCCGTCAAGTAATTCGGCTCTTCATGCTCAACGTATGTGTGGCCACCTATCGTCTGTGTCCCCTTATCGTCAAGTGCCGTTACAGCGTTGCCTGTTATCGAAATACGCACGGTCGGGATGTATGGATCATCCTCTGCGACCGCTTTTTTCTCGAACAAACCAGCGTCTGTCTTTCGTACGCTCCAATATGTCGTTCCGTCAAGCAAGTACAAGATCCCCGCGTGGACGAAATGAGTGCTTTCTGCGTCTGCAAGTCCCGTTACGGCTTGTACCGGCGCGGCGTCCGACTCGTCCCATGTATACAGTGCCGTGCCCGCGTGTACAAACAGATGCTTGTCTCCGTTCGCGAACACCGCATAAAACATCGCGTGTATCGTTGCGTTCATCTTGTGAAGATATCGCCAACCGAGACGTTTTTCCGGGAATCCGGACATGTCCGACACGATATTCTGAGCCGCCGGCGATCTCGCCTCGCTTACCTGTGTGCTGTCCGTTGAGAAGTCAACGCCGCGGAACTGCGTGTATTGTTTTCCATACGTGTTTACCTGCTGCGGCGTCCCCATGTTGATCTGGCGCATGATGTCCTCCTCAATCGTATACCCCTATGATTCGTTCGCTTCTCGCGCGCTGACACTCCGCCACGGCTGATACGTATTCCGCGCGAAACATCTGCTCGTGATAGTTATCGCCGTTTTCTCGATAATAGTGCGCCGCAAGCGCATATGGGATCGCTACCCGCGTAAGCCGGTCGCTATATTCGATCTCCTGTGTTAGGCTTGTTATTATTGGCGCCGTCTCCAGCGTCGGCTTGCCTTCCGCCTCTCGCATCGTGTTCTCAGCGTCTAGGCACTCCATTAAAATGATCGACAAATACGTCGGTGTAAAATATGCCGTGTCCGGATCCTCCCCCGGTTTTTCTGCGAGCAGCGCCGCCCCTGTTTTAAAAATGTCGCTTGCCGTCATGTGCCCTCCTATACGCAAGAAGCGAGGGCGGATCTTTTCCGTCCTCGCTATCTCTGATCCCCTTACGCGCAGGTGTGATGCAGCACGTCTGATGCAAACATGCCGTTTTTTGTTGCCACAGCGCGCAGTTTTGTTCCGGCTGCCGGGTTCGCGATCGCCGCGGAGTAGGTGATCGCCGTTTTGCTGTAACGCGGATCCGACCCGTCCAGCGTATATCGGATCACCGCATCATCTGTGCTCGACGCGATCGCCGTCGTCGTACTCTTGGTCGCGGTCGGCGTCGCACACTTCGAAGAGCTCGCCACCAGTGCCACCACGCCATTCGCACGTTTCCCAACGACGAATGCGCCGTATCTGAAGCGTCCTTCTACGAGGATGCCCGAGATCCCCGGCACGTCCTTAGAGACTTTCGCATCCTCAATCGTTTTGGGGTTCGCAAAGCTTCTGCGCTGCCAGCCGATCATGTAGCAATTTGTCGGAAGATCCGATCCGACCGTCGGCAGGATATGCAGTGTCCCGATCCGTCCGATCACGCCTTTCCGCACCCATTCGTCCGTGATGTCGTCGCAGTCCAGCAGCGACTGTTTCAGCAGCGCTACATAGCTGTTTGCGATCGCAAGAAAGCGATTCGCCTTCGGCACTCTCGCATCATCCATCTTGGTCTCGACGCTGAGCACAGTTTCAAGGATCGTGCTCTTGGTCGGCGCAGACGTTGCGGCCACGACCTGCCCTGCATTCCCGGCGAGCTCTCCGAATGCAAATTTCTCCATTTCCGGCGACACCTGCTCGCTCATGAACGCTTTAATGACGCTGGCGCCTTTTTTTAGATAATTCGATTCTTGATAATTCCCTTTATCGACCGTTTTCGAAAAGCTTCGGTCTTTCTGCAGCTCGAGCAGCTGCTGACGATCAGCCACTTCCGTCGGCGTGCCGTAGCGATTGCTGGAAGCGGTTCTGTTATAGTCGTGCAGCTCATCCGTCTCGATATCCGTCAGGACGATCGCGCTGTTTCCGCGCCAGTCAAATTCCGTCGTGCTCTTTCCCGTCAGTACGCTTGTATGCTCAAACGCCTCGACGAGCGGCTGTTTATAGTTCACATGCAAATTCACTGTTCCCATTTTTTCGTTCTCCTTAATCGTATTCCGCCATGAGTGCCTCGAGCACCGGATCCGGCTTGCCCTTCGCATCTCCCCGCGCGCTGCCCAGCGCATCCTGGCGGTTTTTGTCGTTCTGCTCCTTGGCTTTTCCTTCCTGCTCCATACGCGCGAGCTTCGCTTTCAGTTCGGCGATCTCGTTCTCCCGCATCGCCATGAGCGGGGCTTTCCCGCCCTTGATCGCGTCCTTTACTGTTTGCGGAAGCGCTTCCGCGTCCTTGACGTCCGGATACGCCGCAAGCAGCTCATCCCACGGCTCCTGTTCTTTTGCTTCCCGTGCTTTGCGCAGCTGCTCCGTTCGCTTGGCGGCTCGGCTCTCTGCGAGCTCTCGTGCGACCGCCTCCGGCAGGTCCGGCGTCTCCTTTTGGATCTGTCTAAGCTGAGCACTCACCGACGCAGTCGACGCATTTTCCGCTGCAAATCTAATATAATCCGCGACGCTCATTCCATTCTCTTCCGCAAGCCCGCGGACAAGATCCAGCGCCTCCCGTGCGCCGTCTTTCTCCAGCGCGTCGAGTGTCGATTTGATTTTGTCATAATTCATGCCCTTCTGTGCATATTCAATCGCTTCCGGCTCAGTCAGCTCCTTGTCTTCCCCATTATATTTTACGCGGATCCCCTTCGGAGGCGTGGTCCCGGTCTGCTCCGCTGCATCCGGCCGTTCTTCTGCCTCGTCCTTCTCCTGGCCATCCGGCTTTTCTGCGATTTCCGCGTCAAAATCGATGTCGTCCAGGTCAACGTTTTTCTTTTCATCGTCTTTCATTTCGATTCCTTTCTCCCGGCATGGTGACCGGGGTGCGGTTGGTATATCCGCTTCGAAACATCTAAACACTCTCTAACCGAGCATCTCTTCATATGTCGCCGGATTCTCACGCATCTGCATCTCCATGCTATTCGCAAGTCCGCCGTCCTCTGGCATATCCGTCTGCTGAGCGTTCTTGATCCCATCAATGATGTTTTGTTTGTTTGGGATCCATTTATCCGGGATGCTTTCCAGATACAACACGGCGTCTGTGATGATCCCTGCTTTCATCAAATTGTCAACAGTCTGCATCTGCATCAGCTCCGACCAATACGCGCTCGATCCTATCGATACATCGATCTTCTGTATCAGTTCCGGGATCACGCTGTAGTCGACCGTCATTTCCTCGCCGCCCTCTGTCTGCGGCTCTGCAATCGCTTTCCTTGTTCCGTAATACGCCCCCATGAGGTCTAAGATTATGCGCACAGTTTGCTCAACGAAATCAAAAAACGCGCGTCTCTGAAGCTCAAGCGGCGCCGCTGAGGCCTGCTGCGTCGCAATGATCGCTGATGCCGCGGCATTCTCTGTTCTCACATTTCCGAGCGCCGCGTCTGTCGCTCCGATACAATCTTTGGTCAGCGCAATGCATGTCTGTATGACCTCCATGACTTGCGGGCTAACGTCTCCGCCTCTCAACACATTGACTGCCGCTTGGGACGGATCCCCCACTACCGCAATCGCCTCTCCAACGCTGTTGTTCCATCCGTTCGCAAAAAGTCTCTTATCGTATACAATTTTTGGGAAAGCATTCAGCTCTACCGACCGGATGAGCATCGCAAAAAGCTTGTTGATGGAGATTTGATTCGGGATCAGTCCCGTCACCGCCGCTTGTCCATGACAACTCTTTCGCATCTTGTTCCAGCTCATCCAGGCGATCGGATACAAGCTGCTTCCAGTCGTCCACTCTCTGCGAACAATGCCGTTTTTCGTCGTTTTGATCGCACGGATCCGGTGCGCTTCATTCCAAATCTTCACCAGAACCGTGCAGAGTTCGTTTCCGTTCCCCCGCTCGCCCTGGTTCTCGTCACTATCCGGAACGATCGCTTCGTAATCCTCGATCCCATGCCCGCGCGCTTCGTCTCTCACTTCATCGACCGGCTTCCGCAGCGCGATGATGATATACGGCTGTCGCTGCACATCCTGCTCGTATGGGTTCCCAAATATCACGTTGATATTCTCCACGACCTCTGACCGAACATCGCCCTCAGCGGTCTGTCCCGTTTTTATGTCCGGATCAAAATAGAAATACATGCATCCATCGCCGTCGACCGCTGCATTTCGCACGATGTCGCGAAACTTTGCTTTTGTTTGGTCGTTCTCCATGATCCGCTCGATGTCTTTCGAAAACGTCCGCATGAGCTTTTCCGTCTCATCGTCATTCTTGAATGCGGTAAGCCGTGTTCCGACGTCGTCGCTACATATCGTTGCTACGAAATATGCCACAGCTCGCTGGAGGATGTTTAACACGGGCTTTTGCAGGTCCGGCGCATTCACGCCCTCCCATTGTCTCCCCACGAAAAAATTCTCGTTCTCTTCGACCGTGTCATAAAGGTCGATCGCGTTTTTGTAGTCAATCCCGCGTTGATACTCGTTCCAGATCCCCACTGGGCTCCTATCGATTTTCACGTCGCTTCCTCCCTGTATAGCTCATGAGGTTGTCCCATTGTTCTTCACGTTGCTTACGCTCGTCCGTCTCCGACTTCTGCGGCTCCTCATGCGGCTCTTGATCTGTTTTTTTTAAAAATCGACCGCATTTGAATCCGATCGCAAACATCGTCGCGCCAAACACCGATCCTATCACCGCACTGATGATATATCCCATTTCATCCTCCTTACCGTCCATATCCCAGGAAGCTCTGCAGCTGCTCCGCCTCTGTCGGGGCGCCATCATAATCTCTGGCCAGAGGCGCTGTCGCGCACTGCGGCCGCCCTGCCATAAGATACCGAAGCGCATCCGGCAGATGCGTGATCTCATGCGGATCCTGCGCCACGTCGGATGCGTTCCGTTTGTCGTGCTGCAGCTGCGGCAGCTCGCTGATGATTCTTGCGCAGTTCGAAAAGATCCTAAGCCTCGCCCGCGCGCCCGTCCCATCGTTGATGGGCTTGAGCCACTCTGCAAGATTCAGCCATCCGGACACCCTCGGCTGCCTTACCTTGCACAGCAGCAGTCCAGACGTCCCGAACAGCTCGTCCTGCGTCGCTCCCGATTCTCGCGATCTCCCCCACATGTCCTCCGGCGCGAACGTCATCTCTATGTTTTCATCGTTCGGCGTTAAATCTAAAATGTCATGCGCAGCCTCCGAGATCACCTTGTTTTTTTCGGCGTATTCGCGATACACATACGCATTGCCCAGCTCATCGAACGCGGCCCATATGCACGCGGCGCAATCCAGCCCGTAGTCTATGGCCCTGTATCGTGGCCACCATTGTGGTATTTCGAACGGTTCTATGACATGCAGATCGCGTCTGAACTGTGTGAAATACTGCCCTGCGAACACATCCCAGTCGCCATCGAGATGCGCCCGGCGCAGATCTGGCGGCAGATTCTCAAGCGTCTCCGCGTACTCCGGATTGTTTCGCATGAGCACCTTGTTATCGTATACGCGCGCCGGGATAAAGACATAGTCTTCCGCGCGCTCTTTGTTTTGGTATCTTCTGTCGATAAACAGCCGTTTAAACCATGCATGTCCGACCCCGCCCGGATTTGCGGTGTAGTACATGCGCGGCGAGAAATCCGCTCGAATCGATCTGTTGCACGTCGTTAAAAAAATCCGCTGGTCATCCGAGAAATGCGTCGCCTCTTCCATCCCGATCACGTCGTATTCCTGCCCCTGGTACTGATACACATCCTTTTCCGCGGCGCAGTATCCCAGCTTGATGCGGCTGCCGTTCGGAAAGAGAAACTCTTTCCGTTGGTTGTTGAATTTCGCAACGCCGTTCAGCTGCCGCAGCAGCGGCAGAACATGGTTCTCGTTAAGCTCCGGAAGCGTTCTGCGCAGCAACAGCATTTGAATGCCTTCGTACGCGCCGCCCAGCAGCAGGAGCTTCGTTCGCATCGCCCAGCTTTTACCGCCGCCACGTGCGCCGCCGTATCCGATATGCCGCGCCCGCGCGCGCAGAAAAGCTTCCTGCGGCGCCGACGGTCGTTCTCCGAGCACGATCGTTCTCATCCGGTGAAGTCCTCGCCCTCTGTGCCTTCGAACACAAGCCGCACCACTTTATCGTCGGCCGGCTGCTCCGGCTCCGGCGTCTTTCTGTAATCGGCCCTCAGCCGATTCGCCAAAAGGAACTGATTCATCCTTGGATCCGGCGGGAAAAATCTCTTCAGCTCCACAAGCTCCGCCCGCTCCTCCGTTAAGATCTTCCCCGTCTCCGGATCAATGCGTTGAATCTTGACCTTCACGACCTCCTGGACGTCGCGCTCATATCCGCGCGCCATGTCGAATGCCGACGTCAACAACTCTCCGTTACTCTCGTCGACGCCTTTTTTCACGGCCTCCGCCAAGTCAGGATAACGCCCGATCCACGCCGCGAGCGTGCTCTGCGCGATGCCGAGATGCTGCGCCACGGCCTTCTTTCCGCCATGGAGCGCCCAACCTCTGATGCTGTCGAGCTTCTCGGCGATCCCCAATTCTTCGTATCTCGTCTTCTTCTTTCCCAAAAACAATTCCACCGCCTTTTCTTGCGAATGAAAAAGATCCCGCAAGGAAGAGCGGGATCGCTAAAGGGGGGTGTATGAAAGCAGGATCTCGGAGGCCTCCGCCCCCATTCCTATGCTTCTATTTTAAGCGCTCTGAAACGAACGGCGCGAACATTTTTCCCTCGCGCGTGCGCGCGCGTTCCGTCGCCGTTTTTATTTGATTTTTTTTGCAAAATCCGCAAAAAATCTATTGGCTTTTCTATGTCGGCATAGTATAATGAGTTATCGAAACAAGAGAAGCGCCGCCCCGGCGGTCACGAGGGCAGAAAGGAAGAGAATATGTTGAACATCAACAAGAACGAGCACAAATACATCGTGGTTGACGAGCCGAAAAATGGATTCGGCGGCGATGACTTTCAGGACGCGTATGATTCGCTCGACGAGGCGAACAAGGCCGCAGATCTGGCTTGGTGGTATCTCACCGCTTTTGAAAAGCGCAAGCGTCATATCTATGTTGGTGTCGTTCGCCTGGAGGATCTCAACGAGTGGGCGATTGATGAGGACACGGGCGCGATTGATTGGGCCGCCTTCCACAGCATCAGCTACGACGACACGATGTTCGATTCAAACCGCATCAAGGACGATGACGACGAGGACGACGAGTAAGAGCCACAGAACGACCGATTGCCGAGGGCGGCGGCTAAACCGCCCGGAAATGGTGAACAACCAATGAAAGTACGACAATTTCTGAACAAGCTCCTTTATGCGTCCAGCTCGATTCACCGCATTTTCGTTGCTCGCGGCGGGAAGGAAGAAACGCAGCTTTTCGGCGACGTTGTGGCAGACCCGATGGCGAAGGACACGCCGTATGAAGCGCAGCTCAACGCGACGCTCGTTTCTTTCCGCATCGATGGAGAAGACCTGACTATTTACGTGGAATAACGGGTGGCGGTTAAACCGCCCGGAAAGGAATTGTTATGACAGCAAAGAAGCAATATAAGGACTTCCCCCAGCACGGCATCGGATCATCCGATATCGCCTCCCTAACGCTCGTCGGCATGACGGCTGACGGCCTGACTGCTAAATTTCTGCATTTCGGCGAGGATGGCAGCTACAGCGCTTACATCATCGGCGAGAAGAATGTTGAGATCGGTGCCCACTATGAAAAGGTCGCCACATTCAAACTCTAAATGAGTATATACAACGACAGCTGCCTCGTCGCGTGCATCTTCTGAAAGGATCTCTTCATGTCTCGATACGAATACAACAAGCCCTATGCTCAGGCTTATTTGCAGAAATTCGATCGAATCGAATTCAAGGTCCCCAAGGGTCAGCGTCAGCGCATCAAGGATTACGCCGACCGTCACGGGGAAAGCGTTAACTCGCTCCTTCTCCGCTTGGTCTCCGCCGAGCTCGATCGTGATCTCCGCCCCGAGTGACCGCCCAGCACATCTAAGAAGAGCGCCTAACGGCGCTCTTCTTCCCTCCTGTCAAAGAATCGGTTGACCATCATCCGAACCGTGTCCATCGCTGACGGCGTTCCGTACATCAGGACCGCCGTCTCTCTCCATGTCTTATTTTCCAGATAATGGATCTCTGCACAGGCGCGTATCAGCGGATCTCGCACATCCGCCACCATCTTCTCTGTCTCCCAGATCTCCTTGTTCAGTTCCGCCTCGATCGCCGCGAGCTCCCTTGTCCTCTCCTGATCCCGCGCGCTGAGAATCCTGCCCTCAACTCTTGTCCGAGTTTTCGTGTAAGGGAATTCCGCAAGCGACGCCTGGACCGCTTCCGTCACCTCCGCCCCCTCTTCTCTTGTCCGCTTGATCTCTTCGCGAATCGCGGCCCTCTCTAGCACGGCTCTTCTATACCGCCTGAGGCGATACAGTCTGCTCATTCTCGCTCCACCTCCGCATTCTTACATCCAGATATACGCCCGCGACCCACTCGCTCATCTTCGCGCGCATGTTCACGAAGATCCACCCAGGATACGCCTTTTCGAAAAGCGCCTTCGCATCTTTTCTCCCGCTCACAATGTCCGCGATCAACCTTCTCGTGATGACCTTACCGCCCGGCAGGCGTGTGCTCCGTTTTGGCTGCGGCCTCTCGCAATTTCTCGAACACGCCCACCGGCGCGCCCGCCGAACATCCCTTTTCGCCTTTTGGATATATCTCGCAAATCCGGATAGGCCGTTTTCGTCCGGCACGAGGCGCGTCGCGTTCGCGATCCCATGCCTCGCCCGCCATTTTTCTTCGAGCCAGTCCCGCTCAAGCTGCCCCGTCACGAACATGTGAATGTGCGGACGGACCGCGTGCCCGTCCCGATCCGCCTGCTCTATGATGTACAGATACCTCATCGCGTCCTCTGTTCCCTTTCGCTTCATCTCGCGTCGGATCTCCCTGATATACCATGTTAACGCCTTCTTCAGTTCTGCCGCATCTGCCTCCTTCCTCATGGTGAGATAGAGCGCGATGTCTCCCGCTTTAAAATTCGCGTTCACGATCCTTTCGACCGTCTTTTCGGCATTCCTCTGGTTTCTGCGCTCGATCGTCTCGGCGCTTTGGCTGCGCATCGCCGCTCTCGCGCGCCCTGCCTCGCTTTTCGCATTCCATACGGCGCAGACCTCAATCTCCTTAATTGGACCCGATGTGATCTCCTTCCTGCGGTAGACCTTGACGCCCTTCGTCGCCATGGCGTCTCGATACTCCGCTTCTCCTATATCGATGTCATATAGGCTCTGATAGGTTTCCGCACCGTATGTTTGTCTCATTTGTTATCACCATATACAAGGTCGAGAAAGGCATGCCTTCTGATTGACTCGCTCTAATTAACTGTTGGTCGTGATCCTGTTTTGTGTTGACATACTCACGTGCATCCTCGCGCCGCAGTTCGGGCATACCTTGCTCCTAACAGCGCTTGCAGTTTTGCAATTTGAGCATCGATTGTATTTACGCCGTTTGGGGCTCCCATGTCTCCACGACATTGTTTCGTACCCAATCCAGTACGCATGCACCACCGGCGCAACATCAGCAGCGGGGAATTGTTCAATAATGGCATATACTCCGTCTGCAAATACTCTTTCGATAAGATTGTTTTCGCCCAACCCCAGCCGCTTAAATTTGGCTATCAGAGCTTCTCGTTCTATGTATTCATCCATTGTCAGTTCTCCTTTCTCCTCGGCTGCAGAAGTCATCAGCTCGTGTGGCTCTCAAGCCCACCTCACGACCGTTAAGCATGTCGGCGTTTTTGGCACACATATCTCGATCTCGGAGCGTTCTGTGATGCTTGCAGTCTCGACACCGCACGACCTCAACCGCGTCGATGTCCCACGCGGCGGCAAGATGCTTCATCATATCGACGGCTTCGGCGCGCTTCTTCTGTTCCTCTGCGTTCTCGCCGTTTAAGAACGATACCAAGATTTCAGATTTGAGATTGCAAAGCGGGCGAACGCCCCCGCGGCCGGCGAGCGCGATGCCGCTGTACAACGTGCCGTCCGAATGGACGTATCGGACGTAAGAATTTATCGGGCTGTCCGGTGTAGCCGTCCACCACCAGCGATCCAGAAGCGCCGGAATGTTGCCGCGCAAAAGGCGGTATTCCTCGCAAGTGATAAGCCCGATCCGGACGCGATCGCCGCCGTAATTCTTCAAGCCGTCGTCGGCGGTCAAGTCAATATTAAAATACTCGAACATTTCTTCCGGCGCGCCCGCCTTAATCAGACGGCGCAAGAATTCGCCGTTCAGATAGGCACGAAGGGAAGAAGCGGCAAAGTCGTTCTTTTTCCCTTCATTGAAGGCGCGTTCCTCGACGCAATCGGAAGCGATACACTTCACCCAATCCGCGCCCGTTTGAATGACCGTCCAAGCGATCCCGCCCATCGTGAATTCCTGTTTCGGCTCGAAGCCGTGTTTGTTCTCTTGCATATCGAATAGCTCCTTTCCTATGGCGCTGTCTGCGCGCGCCCTGCCTCGCTTCTGGTGTTCCAGCTCGCGCAGAGCTCAATGTACTCTTTACTCATCCGTTTTCCTTTCTCCGTAACCACGTCATTCTTCCAACATTTCTTCTTCCGTCAGATACCTAACGCCCAGCTTTTCCAGTTCGTGGCCGTCATCGTCATGCACTCCTTCCGGCGTATCGGGGCAGTCTTTAATCTTCTGCGTCCGAACGTCGATATATCGTCATCATTTTTACCTCCTCGTTATTGTGATGTGCAGCTGTCTCCCCAGCCACTCCAAGCCGGTTTTTGTGAGATGATATGTTGCTCCACGCTCATCCCGGTGAACCGTGAATAGGCACTCTGGTAATTTATCCAGAAGTATGTTTCCCTCCGGCCCGTCTCCGAAGTAGTTCCGGTATGCCCGATAAAAAGCCTTGCCGTGTCGGTGATATGGCCTTTCGCTATCCAGTCCCACCATGTGCTTGCATATCTCTATGGCTTTGGCAAACTCTTCTTCCGTCAAGTTCATCTCTATGCCCATATCCATCCCCATTTCCCCGTATAGGGTGTCATGTTCGCTGTCTCGTTTTTCCACCCAGTTCCGGGGGTGTTTGCATCCTAATGCGCCATCCTTAAATTAAATCCCGTATGCTCCCTCTGCTTCCGGGCAGACATCTTCCGGGTCTGACAAGGGACAATATTCACACCTCATGCTGCATCCTCCTCGAATTTGACTTTTCTCACTCCAATCTGTATCTTTGCCCGCCAGATCAGCCATGCAAAAGCTATATCAATTACCGGGTATCCGTAATAATGGGTTTCATTTATGATCCCGATGCACGGGGTTAGAAACCATTGGTCTTTATCAGCCGCCGTCCTAATTATCACTTTGTCTCCTCCCTCTCTCCGTAGCTGCAAAAGTCGTCCGGCTCAACACATACTGCTTCGCCCTTGTATCCCCGCTCATTACAAGACGGCTCTGTATGCAGATAACAAAGACCGTTTCATGTTCGTTCCTTCATTTGCTCCCCATTATAAATAACTACCATTGAAGGGAAGGGCGCGTGTTCGGCGGCGTTCCCGTCGTCGTCCGTGAACCGTAGCCGCCCGCGCACGAAGCGGATTTCCGCTTTCCCGTAAATGTAATCGTGAAAATATGCTGTGTCTGTCCGCGCTGGGATAAGTAAGACAATCGGATACCCCCCCGTGCTTCCTCGAAAGCCTTCTGAACCCACTTGCCGATCTCGCGTCCGTAAGGCGGATTGCAGAATACCGCGCCGCCGCGATCCCAGCTTTGTGAAAGCCCGTCCGTTTCCGGCGTGTAATACAAAGAGCATTTCGCCGTCTTGTCGGTCGCCGCCGGATCAAGCACGAAGCCGAATTCGGCGTTCAGCTTGTCGAAGAAGTCTTGCGGCGTACACCAGCATATATTTTTAGAGGATAGAAGCGCCGCATTCATTCGTCCGCCACCTCGCTTTCCTCCGGAACGTCAAACGCTAAATTCAGAAGATAGCCGATAACCTCCAGCATGGCAGATTTTGAAATTCTGTTATGCGTCGGCATTTTCAGAACTTCAAGAATTGCCGTTCCTTTCTCTTCGTCTGTGTATTTCTCGCTGTTGATCTGTAAGAAGATCGCGCAAGCTGTACCGATCTTCATTCCGCTTCGCCCTCCGTTTCCTCCGCATCTGCTTCAGCGCCGCCCGCCATAAAGGATCCCTTTCTATATCTCAGGTGTTCTTCGTTCCAGTCCTCATATTGTATTTGCAAATATCTCTTGATGAGCTTCCTCAGCATCTCTCGCTCCGTGCTCTGGTCGTATCGCCTGTGGCAATCCGCGCAAAGCGTCACCACGTTCTGCTCAACACCCAGCCCGCCCTGCGCGCGGCTGATATAATGTGCATTTGGCATCGCCTCACGGTTCCCACAGAGGATGCATTGCGCTCCGTCTCTCTCCCACACGCGCCGCTTAACGCTCTGCGGGATCTCCAACGCCTTCGCCCTTCTTGATGAGATCCGCTTCATCCGTCGTATCCTCTTTCCAAATCTAAGTATTCAAAGTCCTCATCTCTCACCGCATGCATCTCGTATTCGCGGTTCGCACCCCGCGCCGCCCCATGCCTCGGCCGCTCCATGATCTCATCGTTCCATCGCTCTCCGTTGAGGTAAGTCGCTGCATGCGGAATGAAGCCCTCCCGCCATTGGGCGGAAACCTTCGCATCCTTAACCGCCGAAATGATGCGTCTTGTCAGCTGATCGTCCGGCGCGATCTTCATCCACGCTTGAAGTGCCTTCTTCTTCCCTTCCTTGCGCGGATAAGCTCGCCAGAATGCTTCAAACCTCCGAATTTGCTCTGCCTGCGGCGTCTTCTGCTCCGCCGCATCCATAAGCCTCTTCATCCGATGCGCCACCTCGCATCGGATGCACATATCGTCCAGCGTTGTTTCGTCAACCGCCGTCATGCGATAGTGACAAACCGTGTCGCATACGGCGGCCGCTACCCGCTCCAATTCTTCACGCATTCCCGCCATCATTTGTATCCCCTTCTTCGTCTCTCTCGCTTCTTCTTGCTCCATTTAATCTTCATCTCGCGTTCATATCCATGCAGCTCTATCTCCATCCGTCTCGCTTGCTCCAGCTGCTCACGCTCTTCTTTTTCAATCCTGTCCATCCAGCTGCGCGCCGCGCTCCGACCGTTCCGCCGCCGCTGATCCGCAAGAAAGCGCTCGACGAACATCTCTTTCGTCATATAGATTTGTTGTTCCATTCTCTTTCGCCGAAGAGCCGAATCTGCTCCGCGGTCTCTGTTCTCCCTTCCTGCCTTTTCTCCAACTCTTTCTTTCTGAACGGCGGCAGCTTAATCCTTGCGGCCCTTTGGGCCTTTCGATACTCATGCTGGCTGATCTCCTTTCGCCGCATACATGTTGTGTAGTGCGGAACATACGCCATGATCGCGCCCGGCGTTCCTTTAGGGACTGTCCGTCCTCTCCGGATCCGTCCATCCATCGTTGTCACAACCTGAGCTCCCTCTCGCGGAATGACCCACACCGGCTCCGGATCCACTATCACCGTCCTCCCGCTCTCTCCTCGGACATATGCCACCATTCGGCCGCACTGCTTACATCTCGCCATTCCTCGACCTTCCCGCCCTCTTTACTGCCGGCAGTGTCTCGACCGTGATCCTCACGGTCTTCTGCGGGATGCGTCCTGGAATGATCAGCAGGATCCCTCGCCGATCTGTATACACCATCCCTGTTCCCGTCTTCACCTCAGCATGCAGCATTGCTTTCTTAATCACCATACGAGCGCCTCTCCACCCGGCTCCGCGGTCACTTCCAACTCGCGATTCCTGTCCCCTGCGAATCGAATGTAGACGCCCTCCGGCGGCACGTGTGCGCCGATATAATGCCCATCTTGTTCGCTCTTCCATTGATTCATCGCCGCATTCGCGATTCGGAGATTCTCCTCAGAAAGATGCGCCTTTTCATCATAGAACGTGAATTCATGCGTGCTCACGACTTCGTGAATTGTCGATCCGAAGGCGTCGCTTTGATCCGCGACCCTGTTGAACACTACCCACAGGAGCTTTTGCTTTTCTCCCTCGCAGTATAGCGGTGAGCTCCACAGCAGCCGTGCCAGGATTTCTATCTCTGAAAAGTCGTTATCGTATTCGATGATCTCGACCTTTCTCGGTGCTTGCTCCGGCTCCGGTGTCGGAAGCTGGACCGCCGTCAATATGACCTGCTGCGCCGTCGGCTCCGGCGTCGTGGCCGCCGCCTCCGGCAGCAGCCTGCTCGACGCCGCTCGAATACCCGCGCTGATCAGCAGCATCCCAACCCAGCCGAGCCCCAACATTCGTAACATCTTCCAAATCCGCCTCATTTCACACGCCCCTTTCTCTCTTTCACTTCCCCCACGCGCATAGCGCGCCGCGAATTCCCCGAGCCACGGCTCCGCCGTCCGTCCACGGCGGATTCTTCCGTTCCCCGGTCACCATCCTCGTCCGCGCCGCTGGGAGGTTATCACCGGCGCGTCCCCTTTTTTTTTTCGCGACGCGCTATGCGCGTGATCCTCTCTTTTGCCGCTTACATGCTTCCGAAGTATTCGCCCATGTCTTCCCTTAATATCCCGAGCGTCTGCATGATCCCCCATACGTCCTTCAGCGTCAGTTGGCTTTTCCCCGATAACGCTCTGCTCACATAGCATGGCGTTCTGTCGATCTCTATCGCCAGCTCATACTGTGTGATTCCCAGCTCCGCCATTCTGTATCGCACCTTCGCGAATTTCGGTTTCCGTTTCATCCTCGCTCACTCCCTCCTTTTCTTTTCGCCTCCCGGTACTCGCGCTTCTTCGCTGCGATCGATTCGCGATTCGCCTCCCGGTACTCGCGCTTCTTCGCTGCGATCGCTAGCTCCTTTCGGCTCTTCGGTCTGATGAGTTCCCGTTCAATCCTGCTCAGCTCTCGATACTCCTCTGCGGTCATGTCATCCACAATGCAGTCGGGATACGGACAGTTGAAGCAGTCGTGATTGCAGCTGCTCATGTTTTGCCTCCTTTACGCCGTCTGTTCTTCGGCCTCCGGTTCCTGCCGCGGCGTCATCGCCGCGACCCCCTCCGCAAATCCCACCAGTCGCGCCTGCTCCGTCTCCGGCAGCGCATTGTACGCCTCTGCCAACCGCAGACCGATCTCTTTCTCTTGTTCGCTCATTAAATTCACCTCGATGTGTTATCTCATAACAGTATGATATGCCATTTGATAACGCATGTCAAGTGCTTTTGTTATTAAATGTCAATTGGCTGTTGACTTCTTTTTTTAATGGTGATACTATTTGAGGCATAGGAGACTAAATCTATGAATGAACGCATCAAATTTTTCAGAAATTCGCTCAATTTAAGCCAGACCAATTTCGGAAAAGCGCTCAATGTGTCCTTATCTGCTGTTCGGAAATGGGAATCCGGCGAGAATACGCCGTCCGACGCGATCGTCGCGCTGATGGAGATCCGCTTCAATCTCAACAAGCAATGGCTGCTCACAGGCGAGGGCGATATGACCATAAAAATAAGCCGCGAGGATGAACTCGCAGCTTTCTTTGGGGACGTTCTCCGCGGCAATCCCGATTTCCGCCGACGTTTGTTGATTGTACTCGCTCGGATGTCAATCGACGAATGGGCATTGATCGAGCGCAAGGCGCGGGAGCTGTTTGACGAGCAGTAGGCTCAGGCGATCAGTGCAACGATGAATCGATAGATCAGACGGAGCTCGTGGTCGCTTGCGTTTTCCAGTAGGTTCAAAATCTTTTCTTTCATGTTGTTTCCTCCACATTTTTATCGGAAACCACAACTGAGATACCGAACCGAGCCATTCCATACGAGGAGATGATGTCGAGATAGTTCCGGAACTGCTGCTCATTCATTTGATCGAGCAGCAGTTTGATCATTGATTCCTTTTTCATTTCTTTCCCCCCTGCCATATTCTTCTGGCAGCGGTGGATGCTGCAACATCCTCCGCCGTCTGTCGCCCAGACGCTTTCTCTGCGTCGCCGTCCGGGCTGGTTTCATCATATCCGATTCCTGCCCGCGCGCCAAGACCGGAACACCCCGTTTCGGCCACGGAGTTCCGTCAAGTTCAGACGGTTTTCCACCATTTCGGGTTTTGGAGGCATATCATGGACTGTGGCTTTCTCGAATCTCTTAATTCCCTCAGGAGTTCCCGCAGCTTGTCGCTGCAGCAGATCTCCGATCGCTCCGGCGTTCCGTTGCCGACGGTAAGAGACGTTTTCAACGGCCGCACGCAGGCCCCGCGCGCAGATACGCTTGTCGCGATCGTCCACGCGTTGGACGGTTCGCTCGACGATCTGTTCTCCCCCGCCTTTGTCCCGCCGGAAGGCTCTCACGATCTGCACAGCATCATGATCGACTATCTCCGCGCCGAGGTCGAATCACAGAGGCGTGAGCTTCACCGGCTCCGCACCGAAAAGGCGCTTATCGTCGCGGCGCTGGTCGCTGTCCTTCTGGGCGTGATCAGCTTGCTCGTGTGCGACAGACTCAACCCCAACGTCGGCTGGTTCCGCGACATCGCCGGCCGCTTGATGGGATATATCGTTTGAGGAGGTATCATATGGAATTCGCGTACTACTGCTTGAAATGTCGAAAGACCTACTTGGGTTGGGACGAATCCTCGCCGTCATTGAAGCGGAAATGCCCCAAATGCGGCGCGCCGATTCTTGCCGACGGCCGCACAGTGCCTGAGTGGAAGGCTCTCAGTGATGAGAAAAAGGACGCCATATACGATGAGCTGATGGAGAAGCCGCCCGAAATCCGAAAGTCCAAATTCGGCGTCGGTCTCGCCGTGCTCTCTGTCGTCGCTCCCTTTGTGAAGGCTATCTCATCCGCGGCCGCCGTGTCCTCGATGGGGTATGGGTACTCCTACGGCGGCGTGGCTCTGCTCCTGGATGTCGCCTCCGCTGCTGTTGGCGTCACGCTCGGCCTCATCATCAACGCCTCCTATGCCTCCCGGCAGCGGAAGCATTATGCCCGCGCGCTTGCGGCAGCCGGCGATGGCGGTCTCGCATCCGATGCCCCGGACACACCCGAGACGTAAGCCGTATCCAATAAGCCGCCGCACGGCGGCTTTCGTATATCCAAAAAAGGAGATTTTCATGCGAATTCGAAACACTACCGCAAAGTGGATTGAAGCCTCACAGCGTTGGCAGGTCAATGTGACCAACGAGGCCGGCGAACGCAAGACCTTCGTCTGCTCGACGCCCGGCCGTTCCGGGCAAACCGAATGCAACCGAAAGGCGGATAAGTGGCTTCTCGCCACCGTTTCCGGCGCGTCTGGGCGCTGTGATCGCCTGCTCGACAAATGGTTGGAACACGTCAAGATCTCCACGGGCGGTTCCAATTATCGACAGCGCAAAAGCATCACCGAAACATGGATCCGCCCTGCGATCGGCAAGAAAAGGCTGTCCTCCGTCTCTCGGCAGGATTTTCAAGACATTTTGAACAAAGGAGCCGCGCACGGGTTATCCAAGAAGTCGCTGGAGAACATTCGCGGAGCGATCTCGAATTTCCTAGCATTCTATGACCGTTCGGAGCGGCTCGTGGTCAGCAAAAGCGCCCCTCAGAATGAGAAGCGCATCCTTCAGCCGAGCGGGTTGAGCACACTTTTTAATTCGGACTTGACCACTTACTACAGAAAGGACGTTCGCTGCTGGTACATTCACGCGTGGCGCTTCGCCGTCGTGACCGGACTGCGCCCCGGCGAACTGGTCGCGCTCGAATGGCGGCACGTTGATCGGAATACGATCCGCGTCCGCGGCTCCAGAAATTATGACGATGAGATGACGCGCGGCAAAAATGAGAATGCGATTCGCGATGAACCGTTGACCATTATCGCCGCGGAGATCCTCTCCGCGCAGCGACAGATGCTCTTGCAAGCCGGAATCGTCAGCAAGCATGTGTTCCCGGCTGCCGACGGCAGCCAGGCTTGCCAGCAGCATATCGCCGTTGAGCTGCATCGATACCTCGTCCGGAACAATATCCCCGAGATCACGCCTTATGAAATGCGGCATACCTACGTTTCGATCATAGCAGGGCTCGGCGATCTGTCGCTCGCGGAGCTTCGCTCTGTTCTCGGGCATGGCCAGAACATGGATACGCTCGGCGTTTACAATCACGCCCTGACGGACCAGATGCAGCGCATTAAAGAGAAGACGGACGCCGCTTTTTCTTCCTTATTGCATCAAAATGAGTTTTTATAAAGTACACAAAAAAGTACACACTTTCTATTGTACCACTGAATATTCGTATTGCATTTTGAGTAATCATGCAGGGCTGCAACCTCGTCTTGAATCTCAAAAACCGCCTGTTTTCCTTGTAAATTTGTTCGAACTGCAATTCCGATGTTTGCATATATACTCTATGAAATTCAACCCTTGTGGGTATGCCTCCCACTTCCGGCACCATGAAAACCCCAGATAATATCTGGGGTTTTCGCATTTTGCATAACCAAAAGTACACAAAAAAGTACACACTTATTTTATATGGATATTTCAACCTTTCTATTTCTGCATGGAATTTATGCAACCAATATCGTAGTCCGTGCTCTGCAGTATCAGTTGTTTCTTAACAATTCTACAAAGTTCCGATTCTACCGCGCAGATGATGTCTTGTATCTTGGTCGCAGCCGCGATCTCCGCCTCCTCGATCAGTTCTTTATAGAATGTCTCTAGAATCTCCTTAACCTCTTTCTCCCTTTTGAACCATCGTTCATAAGTATCCCTTACGGCGCGTCTCTTTGTCGCCGTGTCGATCTGTTGCCTTGCGTACTTCCGCCATGTGTCCGGAATTACTCCGGGATTATGCGGGCTCGCGTCTTTCAGCAGTTGGTTATGGTTTCCAATAAAATACCGAACCATTTCTCTCCGCGCTGCCGCCTCTTTGATCGCCTGTTCCTCGTGCTCGCATGCGAATCCATCCAGCCCTAGAAATCTGAAGCAATCCGCCATTTGGTCATGAAACATCACGCCTTCCAACAGCATGTCGCTGATTTTGGAATAAACGTCCTGCGCATTCATGCTCGTCACGCCTTTTCGACGACAATCGAAAGATTGTTCAACACACCCGTTGCTCCGCTTAGAACAAACGCGATCATCGATGTGTCGCATTCGTTGTAGTTACGGAATGCGAACGGGAACGACACTACTGCATTGTCCCCTGCTGTCGCCACCGTCGCCTTGCCTACTGCTCCCGGTATGGCCACTCCGTCTTTCGTCGCCGTGATTGTCGCCGTTCCTGCCGCTGTCGGCGCTATCGTCGCGGATACCGTCCCCTCGAAGTATCCTTTACCAATCGCCTGGATCGTGTTACCTGCTTTGCGCAGAGCGCATCCAAATCGATGAATAACCGTCCCTACGGGCACACTCCCGCCCTCAGCGATCGTCGGAGCTTCCGTATTTACAGCATAAATCAAAGCCTTGCTCATGTGGTCTTTTTTTCCTTCCTTTCAAAATAGATTGGGGCGGTTTCCCGCCCCTGTTAAACTTCCTCGCCTAACAGGGCGTATCCTTTTTCAAAAGTTACCGCATCCGCATCCGTTTCCGCATGCGCAGAATGGAGAGTTCCCCGCGCTGTATGTGTATCCGTTCGGATATCTCACTACACCATACATACGGTTGTCCATCTCGAGGCTCGCGACCTTATCTCTCAGCGTTTGGATCTCGTTAGTATGGATCAGCGATCTTGTTGCCTCTCCTTCCGCATGTATCGCAGATGTGATGTCGCACGTCTGCCTGTCGATCTGCGCTGATAGGTTCGCCGTGGCGAGGCGATTCTCGCAGCAGCAATTCGCGATCTGCGCAGAGAGCGCTCGCCCTTCCCCCGTGATAGAGTTGTTAAGCACGTAGGTGCTGTCGCAGATCCCGTTGCCGATGTTCGTCAGACGCTGGTTAATCTGGTCAAATTGCTGATTGAAAAGGATCTGCTGCTGCGAGGCCGCCGTGGCGTATTGGCTGTAATCGCCCTGTCTGTTGCCCCAGCAACCACCACCCATGAACACGAACAGGAACAGGATGATGATCCACCACGCGCCGCCGCCAAATCCTTCACCGTCACGGTTCCCCATGATCGCACCAATGTCGGCAGGGGTCATTCCGTTTTCCATAACATTTCTTTCCTTTCTCTATGTATTATAAAAGCGTTCCGGACCGCTCTTATTTCAGTAGCCCTGAAAGGGCCTCCGCCTGTTGTTTGAGCATCACAAATTGCTCTTTCGTCATTTGTCCTGTCGCCAGCAGACTTTCCACTATTGCTCGAGGATCTTTGTCGTGTAACTGTTGTTTGAATTGCGCAAATGCCTGCATCATTTGGACTGGGTTACTCGGTTGCTGCGCTACCCCTTTTATCGACGCACCTCTTGCTAAATCTGCGAGATTCATTCCGACGTCCCTTTCTGCTCGAGTGCATCAATTCTACGTTCAATCTCAATCAGGCGATCCATCGGCGCGTACTCCTTCCCGGGTTTCTGCTGCATATCCGGCGTGACTTCCACAAGATTCAATACGCGCATCGAGACTGCTCCCGTCATATCCACCGCCTTAACATACATCATGGAGCCGTCGTTGTTCATCATCCATCTGATCTGGCCAGGCATAACAGCCGTATTCCTTGCAGCTTCGATCCCGTCGACCATGACGAACTGCGCATTGGACTGCGGGCTCTGCTGCTGTGCTTGTTGCTGCGTGATGGCCTCAAGACGTTGCTGGTATGGGTTCCCATAGATACTCGCTTGCTGCATGTATGGCGTCTGCGCATTCATCGGATAATGTGTATACATCGTCGGCCTCCTTTTCTTTCTCCGTGCCTAAATTTTGGCACAAAAAAAAGCCCTATCGAAGTGCATCGATAGGGCTTATCCGCGTCTCTTTTTATTAAAAACTACGCTCAATTTGCGTGCGATATGAGCTGCTTTTGTGCGCGACTGATCCTCCTCTTAATCTGGTCTATCTGAAGCGGCCCAAATTCATCACACAGCTGCTCATACGTCTTTCCGTCTAAAAGCCGCCGTGTGATCATCTCTCGGTCCGTCTCGTTATGGATCCATTGCTGAATCAATTGTAGCCACTCGGATCGCGGCTTTGCGTCAAGAATATCACGCATCGACACCTCTTGTTCTCGTTCCCCGAGATAGACGAGGATGCATGCGACCTCCGGATCACATATCATCATCGATTGATATCCTTCTCCCTCTCCTCCGCGATTATCCCCATTTCCTCACGGAGGAGCTTTACCTCGGGGCGCAGCGCATCGTTTTTCGCCTCGAGCTCAAAAACCCGTGTTAGGAGTTCAAACATCTCCCGTCTTCGTTTCCAGAACATCTTTTCCCTCCGTATCAGATAGCCCCGGCTCGTCACCGGGGCGCCTCCACTATCTTCTTTACTCCTCGAGCTCCGGTAGCCCTGCCACGCTGGTGAGCAGAGACAGGACCGCAGCGAGCGCAGACGCGCTTGCCACCATCACCCAGTTCACCTCGTCCAGCACGGCAGACGTGCCGATCATAGCGATCGCTGCCTGCGCTAGGGTTTTCAGCGCGCGAATGCCCGCTGCCTTAATCCACTGTTTGAAATCGTACTTCATCACTTATCCATCCTTTCCATTTGTTCAATGATTCCGATCCGCGTCTCGTGGTCGGAAAGCTTTGCATCATGCTCGTCGCTGCGTCTCCACAGCCGATCGTGGCTGGCTTTGTTGTCGGCTTTGTGGCCCTCGATCGCCTTTTGCATAGCGCTCACGTTAATCGTGAGCGCCGTGATCGCTTTTGTAAGTTTAACCAGTGGCGTAACTATCGCCGCACCCAAGGCGACCAGTGCCGCGATCACGCCAACAACTCCCCATTCTGTCATTCTTCGTCCTCCTTCTTACTTCTTAATACGCTTTCGGGTCGCCGAATGCCGACCACTGCGAAAATCTGTGCATTCTCTTATCAACATAGTTATAAGCACGCCTGTCGTTGATCTTCGTCAGCTGACAGCCATACGCCCCGCCGATCCACTCTACGACGTATCCGCCACCTACGACGATACCGATGTGTCCGGAACGCCACGCAAGATCGCCCGGCTTTGGGTTCTTCGTTTGAACGCAGTACGACGAGTATAGCGTGTTCGCGCTCGCGTCGAAGCCGCTGCTTTTGACCTTGTGCTTCCTCCAAAGACCGACGACCCCACCTGAGCAGTCCGCGCCGGTCTGCGTGTAACCGCTTCTCAACGCTTGCGCTCGCATCATCGCGTCTCTGCCGCCGTCATAGTACGACGCGTAATCTGCCCTGCGGAGATAGCTGTTCAGCTTTGCCGCTGTCATAACGTTCGGCGTGAGGTCTTTATTGTAAAGATTGCCCCCGCGGATGTAGAACGAGCGGAGATCAATTCTGTCTGCGTAGGGGTCCACGCAGTGTTGGAGCGCGTCAACACAGATATCCGCTCTGAGGCTCGACCCCTGCGACAGCGCGAGCTTGATTGCCTGTCTTGCCGTGGCCCCGATGTGAGACGGAGGTTCGACCGGCTTGCCCGTCTCGTCCGAGGCGGAAACGGGGAACAGAGCGGCCCATGTCATCGGGCCTACCATGCCGTCAATGTCAAGATTGTTCGCCGCCTGGAACGCCTTGACCGCACGGTAGGTGTCATTGCCATACATGCTGTGCGTGGCTTTACAGAGGTAGCCCAGTTCAACGAGCCTTTCCTTCACGGCTTTCACGTCCGCGCCGCTGCGGTATCTTTTAAGGATTCTTGTCAATTCCACTTCTTCGCCCCCTCATAGCAGTTTGATCTCATAAATTTTGTTAGTAAACGTGTTGCTGGCGTTCCGACTTCCGGCTACGTAGAACTCCCCGTCCACGCCGGTAATGTCAACATCAATTATCTGGTTCCTTCCTCCTGAGCTTGCGTTTTGAGAAAACTTCGTCAAATCGTCGTTTGTTGGGTTTTGTGCATCCGATTCCGTGATCCCGAACCGATACAGAGACGCTGGAACGGATATATACACAACGAATCTCAATGTCGTGTATCCGGATAACAGCACCTTCTTGTCACTGCGAAAACTGAAGCGCGAGTTGGATATGCTGGTATCGTTCTTGAACGTAACAGCGTCCGCATCCATAGATATGGAGCATCTGCTGCTTCCGAAGCCGCCGAGCTTTTTGCTGAGCTTCCCGCGATAATACAGGTAGCCACGCGGCAGGCCACTCACTGCTCTCAGCGCAAGCCGTCTGCACATCCTCATTCGAGCGCACCTCCGAGCAGCCATATATCCGCTGCGATCTTTTTCAGGCAGACTGCGGCATACTGCCCGGCAAGCTTTACCGAGCTGTCGAGCGAGTGAACCGTCACGCCCTCCGCTGCTGCGACCGTGACCGCGCCCGCGCCGAACTGCACAAGCTCGATCTCCGTGCCGATGGGGAACGCAGCCGCGCTGTTTGCGGGGACCGTAACGGTCAGCGCCGTATCGGCGGTCAACGCGATGAGTTTCCCCGCATCCGTCAGCGCAAGGGTATACGCCGCTGTTTTCTCGACGATGGCCGCGCTTGCCTGTGCCGCAGCGACCTTGCCCGCCGTATCCAGCGTTGCGACGCCGTTTGCCGCGCCCGCGGAGCAACGTACAGAGCTGGAAACGGGGGATACACTCACTGTTTTATTCGGAAAAATCAAAAAATGGCTTACGGACACGCTTCCGGCCATTCA